ACCCGCAAGACCAAGGCCATCGGAACCTGCTTCGACAAGAGTCTTTCCAAGGACAAGCACTATGAGATCCTCATCCGCTTGGACCAAGCTAAGGCCTTGGACGTTGCTGCTATCCTCTGCCATGAGCTAGTCCACGCAGCCGTGGGGACCAAGGCCGGCCATCGGGGCCCGTTCAAGAGCTGCGCCCTTGCGGTAGGCCTTACCGGGAAGATGACTGCAACCACGGCCGGGCCCTACTTCAAAGAGTGGATCGCTCCGGTTCTTGAGAAGGTCGGTAACTTCCCCCATGCCAAGCTGAATATCTCCAAGATCAAAAAGCAGGGTACGCGACTCCTTAAGGTTGAGTGCCAGGATTGTGGTTACATTGCTCGCGTTACTGCCAAGTGGTTGGATGACCTCGGAGCCCCCATCTGCCCCTGCAACCATGAGCCCATGGCCATCTGTGACTAAGGGCCTCCGGCCTTAAGCCTGGCCCCAGAGCCCTCCTAAGGGCCTGGGGCTTTCGAGGTAGACAACCCCTAAGGCACGAGCTAATCTAGAGTCTCAACCCACAAGGAGCTAAACCAATGACCACGATCAATGCAGCTGCCGGAGCCCTACTCTGTGCCCCCTCCAATGAGTCCAAGGCCTACACCCTGGCAGACCAAGCCTTGACCTTGGCGGATGATCTGAACGTAGCAGGGGACGATACGAACCTACCTAGCGCCAAGGTGCAGAGGGACGGCCAGTGGGCCATGGGTCCGCATGGGGCCGCGGTCCGTTGTGCGGTAGAGTGTCTCTACACCGTCTATCAGGATCTCCCCAAGGCAGAGACTGTAGTAGATATGTCTTTCTCTAGCGGAGAACATAGTCCAGAGGACTTGGAGCGCTATGCGGAAGAATACGATCATGAGAAGGATGAGTCCAAGGACTTGGACGACAAGCTAGCCCAGGCCCGTAACCCGTTCCGTAATCTCAAGGCCATCCGCACAGATTCTGATGGGTGGTATCGGGTAGACCATGATGGCCGGGCCTTCTACATTCACCAGACCCAGCTGGGTAAGAAGGGCGCTAGGGGCTCTGGCAAGTTCTGGGTTGTGACCGCTTGCGATGACTACCCAGAGATCTCCCGGGAGCAACGGACGGCCGTAGCGGACTGGATCGTCCGATGGCTCTGTCCTGTTGCTGATAGTGCGGCCCCCGGGGGTACGGCCTTCCGCACCCTCAGAGCTGCCAAGAGGGCCATCCTCTCCGCTACCCTTCTGTACTACTCCACTCTCAAGAAAGAGCAGAGGCAGCGGAAGGAAACCAAGGTAAAGCGACAGATCGCTAGGTCAATCGTGAGGAAGATTAGGGGTTGCCATGCTCCGTTGCCTGCCTGGACTGAGAGCCATCAGGCTAGGGTTGTGGAAGCCCTTAGTAGTCTCTCCGATGAGGAGCTTTCTTCCTTCTGCGTTATCACTGGCTGGGACCACTTGGATACCCCCTCCCAGGACTGAGTTTAAACGGCCCTCCGTAGCCAGCCCCAGAGCCCTCCTAAGGGCCTGGGGCTTTGGTGGTAGTGCTTGATCCTAAGCTCATCCTTGGGCTAAGCTCAAGCCTGCTAGTACGGAATACGGGAGGTCCCTAGGGCTTCCCCTCAACCATTGGAGTAGTCATGCCAGGAATTACCGATCGCATCCGTTCCGCAGCCAAGACCAAGCCCTCTACGGAGGACAAGCCCAAGGCCCCTGAGAAGGCTCCTAAGGCCGCTTCCCCCAAGAAGGCAACCAAGCCCAAGGCCAAGCCCAAAGCGAAGCCCAAGGCCCCTCAGAAGTCCAAGAAGGCCGCACCCAAGACCAAGCCCAAGGCAGCCCCCAAGAAGGCAGCCCCCAAGGCCAAGACCAAGGCCAAGAAGGCAGCGCCCAAGACTCCCCCCAATCCCAAGGGAGTCCACCCAGAGCCTATCCCGTTCAACAAGTCGGTACGGACCTTCTCTCAGGTCTACTTGGCCGATCTCATCCGGGAGGCTTGTGCGGCCATGGGAGTGTCCCACGCAGAGCTAGCGCGACGCTTGGAGATCTCCGGCCCTCGCATCCCTGAGATCCTCCGCTCGGAGAACATCACAGAGGGCCTGGCCTCGCGTTGCTTCGGGGCCCTGGGGGTAGACCTAGAGATCCGCATGGTCAAGAAGGGGGGCTAAGGAGATGGGTAAGGACTGGACCCATGAGCCCTTAGACTCAGTGCTAAGGGCTCTGCGGGAAGGGGACGGCCCTACCATCCAAGCTCATCGGAAGGACCTCATTCTCTGGTTAGAGGAGCTGCGGAAGCGAAGGGAGGCAGACCATGCCAAGCCCTCAGTATGACTATCAGGAGTGCATTGCCTGTGAGGGCTCCGGATACCGCAGCAACGCAGGGCCAGGGGTAGACCCAAAGTGTGCAGCCTGTAAAGGTGTAGGGATGACCAAGACCCTTAAGGACAACCCCCAGCATAGCAGCTCCTCTAACGAGCACTACACTCCGGAGCCCATTGTAGAGGCTGCTAGGTCTGTGCTGGGAGCTATCGAGCTAGACCCTGCCTCCTGTGCCTTGGGCCAGGAAGTGGTTAAGGCTGTGGCTTGGTATGGGCCAGGCAGTGAGCTAGCGGAGGATGGCCTAGCGGAGCCATGGCTAGGTAAGGTCTTCCTCAATCCTCCTGGGGGTAAGGTACCGGAGCAATACGCAGGGCTGGGGACCAAGAGCAACGCAGCCCTTTGGTGGTCTGCACTGGCAGGGTATTGGCAGGAGGGGGAGGTAGAGGCTGCGATCTTCGTAGGCTTTACCTTGGAGATCCTCAGAGCTACCCAAGCCCTAGACGTGCCCCAGCCCTTGGACTTCCCCTTCTGTGTGCCCAAGAGCCGGATACGGTTTGACACAGAGGAAGGGGATAAGAGGATCGTTAGCACGTCCCCAACCCACGCAAACGTGATCGTCTACCTTCCACCCAAGCCCTGGGATATCGACAAGCCTAGGGCTACGGTTATGGTGGACCAATTCGTTAGCGCTTTCTCTCCCCTGGGGAAGTGTCGAATATAACCCAAACCCTTGAACCGTTTAAACAGCCGGCCCCTGTAATGGGGGCCGGCTTTCGTCGTTATGGCTACACCGATCCAGATGGGCAGATTGGCAGACACAGAGAGGGAGATCGTAAGGAGGTCCCCAGACTCCCTCTACGCCTTCCTAACGATGGCTTGGCCAGAGATAGACCCTAGCCCATTCGTTGATAACTGGCACCTTCCTATCGTCTGTGAGAGGCTACAAGCGGTATCCCGCGGAGAGGTTAAGAGGCTCGTTATCAACGTGCCCCCGGGGACTACCAAGAGCCTTACCGTTAGCGTTGCCTGGCCAGCTTGGGAGTGGATAGACCGGCCCTCTACTAAGTGGATGTTCGCCAGCTACGATGCCTCCCTAGTGGGGACCGTCCAAGGGGGTAGGGTGATAGACCTACTCCAGTCCAAGTGGTTCATTGACCGATGGGGAGAGCTGCTAGTGGATAAGGCCCCAGCCGCTAGTATGTTCCAAAACTCGTCCGGGGGTTTTCGCTTTGCCACGTCCCCCGGGGGTAAGGGTACGGGTAGGCACGTTGATATACAGGTAGTAGACGATCCCAATAAACCGCAGGAGGTTGGGGGGACTCATGCGGTAACTAAGAAGGCCATTAATGCCGTGTCCCGTTGGTACCATGCCACGGCTGCAAGTAGGCGCGCGGACCCAGCCAACTTCCGCAGAGTGATCGTAATGCAGCGATTGCACGAGGATGACCTAGCCGGGGAGATGCTAAGGGAGAGAGGTTGGGATCATCTGTGCCTGCCAATGAGGAAGACTCATAAGGTATGTGTATGCCTTAAGGACTGTTCACCGGAGGACCCACGTACAGAGGAAGGGGAGCTGTTATGGCCAGAACGGTTCCCAGAGGAAGTGGTCAAGGAGCTAGAAACCACAGAGATGGGGCCAGCGGTAGCAGCTGCACAGTTGCAGCAGAGGCCTACCCCTGCCTCTGGTGGGATGTTCCAAAAGGCGTGGTTTCGATACTGGCATCATAAGCCAGGGGTTAAGCCTCCCCAAGAGGATGAGTTTCCCTGCGTCCAAGAATTCTGCAAGGTGCTACCCAATTCCGGAGCTTGGATGCAGTCATGGGATATGACGTTTAAAGGCAGTGACGGAACCGATTACGTAGCCGGGGGGCTGTGGCTGCAAGTGGGTCCTGCCTTCTTTCTAGTGCATCAGGTTTGCCGTAGGATGAGCTTTACGGAAACCCTTAGGGACGTAAAGCTAATGACCGAAAGAGAGCCCAGAGCCGTAACCAAGCTGATAGAGGATAAGGCTAATGGTCCTGCCGTGGAGGACTTCCTTAAGAGGGAGATCCCTGGGATCGTCCTAGTCAATCCGGAGGGTGGCAAGGAGGCCAGAGCTAATGCCTGTACCGGACTCTTTCAGGCAGGCAACGTCTACATTCCCCATCCGGACTTAGCCCCTTGGGTGCAAGACTACCGGACTCAGCTAGTCACGTTTCCTAGGGGAGTGAACGATGATATGGTAGACCAGACCACGCAAGCGCTAATCCGTTTACACGTCCGTAGCTCTCCGCTAGCGGAGGCCATGCGAGCAGTCAAGGCCAGTAGCAATGGGTAAGAATCTCACTAAGCCACATTACCTAGATACATTGTTTCGCGTAGGGGAGGCCATCCAAGGGGCTCTGCGGATCGACAATTGGCAGAACTTGCTAACAGGCCTGGGCACGTCTCGGGATAAGACGGTCTATGGCCGTTTCGTTACGCTCCAACGGATTGACGACCAAGAGCTAACAGCTCTCTACCATCAGTCCGCCGATGCTCGGAAGGTGGTAGCGTTTAAACCGAGGGAGATGCTAAGGCAGGGCTTCCGGGTAAACATCCCAGAGGATGAGGAAGCTACGGCCCAATTGACTAAGGCAATCCGTAACCTCAAGTTGGGTAGGCACTTCCTTAACGGAATGATCTGGGGCCGTCTCTATGGTGGGGCCGCAGCCGTGCTTGGAGTGGATGACGGAGGGGCAGCGGATACGCCACTAAGGGAGGACAGAATCAAGTCCTTCCGCTTTCTACACATTGTGGATCGTCGCTACCTCATGCCTCAGGAGTATTACGACGATCCATCAGAGGATGAGTTTTTTGGGCAGCCTGAGGTCTACCAATTGGTACCTAGGCGAGGGGGTAATTCTGTCCGTATTCATCGGTCCCGGATGATTCTATTCGGAGGAGCCCATACCTCGGATGAGGAAAAGGATCGGTTGGGTGGTTGGGACTATTCGATCCTAGATGTGATGTATGAGGAGCTAAGGGCCTTCTGGTCTGTGTGGAAGTCCGCAGAGCATCTCATGGCAGACGCTAGCCAGGCTGTGTTTAAACTTCAGGGTCTAATGGCCATGATCGCTGGGGGGCAAAAGGATGTGCTACAGCAACGGCTAGAGATCGTAGATATGTCCCGGTCCGTTGCTCGTGCCGTAATGTTGGATGCAGAGAATGAGGACTTTGACCGGAGGCCTTCATCATTCACTGATGCGGCCGGTATGCTAGATAAGTTTATGCTTAGGCTAGCCTCCGTCACAGACATTCCCGTTACCATTCTCATGGGACGTAGCCCGGCTGGAATGAACGCTACCGGGGACTCAGACTTTCAACACTTTTACGATAACGTTAAGACTGCCCAAGAGAATGATCTAAGGCCAGAGTTAGAACGTGCTATCCGGCTAATGATGCTAGCACAGGATGGGCCCACAGGAGGCAAGGAGCCAGAGGAGTGGACGCTAGACTTTGAGTCCCTATGGCAGATGACTCCGAAGGAACAAGCGGAGCTAGAAAAGTCCACGGCTGACAAGGATAAGTTATACCTTGATACCGGAGTCCTTCTACCTGAGGAAGTGGCGCTAAACCGGTTCCGTCCGGATGGCTGGTCCGCAGAGACAAGCATTGATCGAGAGGTCAGAGAGACAGTGCTAGCGGAGGAGCTAGCGGAGCCTCAGGAGGCAGAGCCCCAAGAGACGGAGCCCCAAGAGACGGAGCCTCAGGAGGCAGACGCTACGGCAGGACCTAAGGTCGAATTCGCGCCTACGGATCTGGCCAGTTTCGTAAACGTCAATCAAGCGCTGGCCTCTGTCGGTCTGCCACCATGGCCGGACGCAGAGGAAGGAGCTTTGACCGTTGCTCAATTCCGGGCCCTTAAGGAAACCCAAGGGGAGAAGGTGGGGGCAGCTGAGGGGGCAGCGGAGGCTAAGGAGATTGTAGAGGAGCCTGAGAGCCCCTCAGAAGGCTCGGAGCCTCCGGACGGCTCACAGCCCCAGCCTCCCCCTCCCCCGGCCCCTGAGGGCCCTCAGAGCCCAGGCAATGAGCCCCTAGAGGAAGATGAGTCGACCCCTCCCCAAGAAGGTGCAGAGACGGAGGAGTCTCTAGAGGATGAGGGCTAGGCCATGGTGGCTACCGTTAGCCCCCAGCTGCTAAGGGCTGCCAGAAAGAGGGGCCGTTTAAACCAAGCTGCTAGGAGATCGTTGGGGCCCAAGGCTCCGAGGATGGCAGCCCTACGGTTAACCAAGTCCTTAGGTGCCAAGCTAGAACTATTCCGGACCGGGGTAGAGGAGCTGTTGTTACCGGAGCTAGATAAGCTGCTAGCGTCCGGAGCTGTGTCTGATTCCGCGGACAGACTAGATGCAGAGGTCCCGGAATTCATCCAAGGCAAGCTAGATGCTCTGGGCCTGAGGCTAAGGGCAATCTTTCGGGACTCAGCGATAGAGGAAGATCTAGAAGCTGCGGCAGGGGACGTAACCAAGTTCAACAGGAATCAGCTAAGGAAGTTGATAGGGATCTCTCTCAGGGAGGCAGATGCAGGAGTGGCCGCACAAGTGGACAACTTCATAGCGATCAATACCAGCCGGATTAAGTCCTTGGTTGGGGAGCAACTGCTAGACCTTAAGACCCTCCTTGGTAGGCCTCGCACCTTGGGCACGATTCACGTTAGCGATCTCAAAAAGCAGATTATGGCTACTGTGGATGTGACCAAAGCTAAGGCCGCATTGCTGGCAAGGGACCAGACCTTAACCCTTAACGCACAGATTACCCGGACGCGGCAACAGAACGTAGGGATCACAGAGTATGTGTGGACTACCTCTGGGGATGAGAGGGTAAGAGATGCTCATGCAGAGCTAGATGGCACGGTCAATCGCTGGGACGATCCCCCAGTCTCTTCCGAGGATGGCAGACGCAATCATCCGGGGGAGGACTACCAATGCCGTTGTACGGCTTTCCCTGTGCTTCCGGAGCTAGGGACAGAGCGTTTCGAGTCCTAGCTAACAACTCCCTTTAAACGTCCCCCAGAATGAGGTAGGTATAGGGGGATATGTCCGGAGTCCTGCGTCTAGACTTTCAGAGATTCACTAAGGTAGAGCGTACCCCTTCGGGAGGGATGCGCGTCCCTGCGAATCTAACCCGTACCGGGGTCCTCATCTATCGCCAGCCTGATGGCTCTGTACGAAGGGAGCTAAGGCCTCCGGAGGAAGTGTTTAAACGGGACAGCCTTAACACTCTCCTTGGAGCCCCTGTTACTGACCTCCACCCTAGGGATATGGTTAGCCCTGACAATTGGAGAGAGGTTAGCGTGGGGCACGTAGGAGAGGCTAAGGAGGCTGGACAATTCGTAGCCGGACGCTTAGACATTCTCGATAGCCAAGCCATTAAGGCAGTTGAGAAGGGGGACCGTCGGGAGCTTTCCTGCGGGTACCGTTGCAGCTTGGAGGAAAAGCCAGGCACCTATAAGGGACAACGATACGACGCAATCCAACGGAGGATCGTTTATAACCATGTAGCGATCGGGCCTAAGGATTGGGGTAGAGCAGGGAGTAAGGTAGCCCTCCGGTTGGATAGTGGGGACGCTATCCAAGTGGAGCCAAAACCGGAGGAGCATCCTCCACGTAAG